GATACCTGTATCAGTATCACTTGAAACTTTCATATCTTTCATGCACTTGCCATCTTTATCATAAGTGCATTTTTTCTTGTATTGTTTTTCTGCATTTACATACTCATTATGTGTAGCACAGGGCATATATATCATTGTGCCATCATCTTTTTCATGTGTATGAGTGCCCTCACAACCAATCTCCTTTGCTCTATCAGCAGCCTCTTGCATAGTTGTGTATTCATCTGTGCCTACTTGTTCTTTAACTTCCTCAAACTCTGAATCCCAATCATCATAAGGCTCTAGCCCAGATTTAAGAGCTTGAACAAAGCTATTCTGTTGTGCTCCTACTAAAACAGGAGAAACCTCCCATACTTTCACATCTTGTAATACTCTTACAGGAACTTCCTCTCCTTTTGAATCTATATGAGTTCCTTTTTCTGATTTCATAACTTGAAATCCATAACTAAATTGCTGCATATCTTGCATAGCTTTTACAGTTTCATAAGCTTCTTTACCTGCTTCAGTTGGTAAGAAATATCCTTTAAACACAGCTTTTTGATTATCTGTTTCTATGATTCCTCTGCCAATTACTTTGCTCCAATCATGATTCCAAACTAAAGGTACTTTATTGCCTGTATATCCTGATCTAAGAGCATTGGCTTTTGTTACATCATTATCACTATCTATAGTGTCAAATAATGAAAAAACTGCCTCTATGTATCTATTATCTCCATCCTCTTTCAGCTCAATAGGAGCATTCTTGTAGGAAAGATTTTTTGGTCTATCTATTTCATTCATCTATTACCTCAATATAAGCTTCTGTACATCTACAATTAGCTATCAAACTAATTGGAGCATTAGGATCTCTAGGAGCATCCAACTTTATCCCATTATACAGGTAAAAGCTATTCAGAGGAACTCTTTGATTGTCTAACTCAAAATGTGCTTCTCTAACAATGCCATCTCTCCTAGATACCCATTCTTTTTCTAAATTCTTTCCTGTTGCTTTTGCAGCTCTTTGCTGACTCCAAGAACTAATCTTACCAACTTCTGTTCTTGCTATATTCTTAGCTCTACCTAAGTTCTGTCCTCCTAGAACTACATTGATTTTTTTAGCTAACTCATTAAAGAATCTATCTCCCTCTGTAGTACCTGCAACAGGATTAACTATTCCTAAATCCTCAAACTCTTTAATTGTGTCTGTAATCTGTTTGGTAATTCTTTTCTTTGTAGTTGCATTTAAGTCATTCATAACTTTCTTAGCATTTTCTTGCACAAAGCCTGCTGCTTGTGAATCTTGAAATAATGATCTAACTTCAGCAGGTACTTCTCTTTGCCCTCTGTAAAAACCATTCTCAACTACTTTTCTTAATGTTCTGCCCTCTGGTAGTAATCCAGATAAAGCTCCAAAAACTGTTCTTATTGCTTGTTCCTCATCTACTTGTACTCCTAGATCTACAGGATCTGCTGCTTTGAAATTATCTTGTGCAGGAAAGAGATTATCAAAAGTTCTAACTGACATATCATCCCCAAGAGAATAGAACAATGGAAGTAACTCTTTATCAAACTTTGAATTATTTAAAAATATATCTACATTAGTTTCAAGTGCAGGTAAGTCATGACTTCCTTTAGCTACATTAGCTAGCCCTCTCCTTTGTCTATTTAGCTCTTTTGCATAGATATTAGAGAAGTAATCAATCCAACTGTTTTCAAGTCCATTGATAGCCTCCCAGAGTTCTTTCTTTTCTATCTCTGTTCTGTAATGTTTTACTGTTGGTAATCCTAAATATTTAGTAGTTGGCTCTTGCCATCCATATAGTGGATAATCAAAGCTTTTGTTTTCTTGAACTTTCTCTGCTTCTTTACTAGCCCAATTAAAAGCTCTCATCTTATTTGATTTAGAAATATCTCCACCCCATAACAACCAAGCTACTTGCCCTGCTGTTGGTCTATCACTATCTCCAGAAAGATAATCATCAGCTCTATCAGAATCTAAGTTTCCATTAGCCATATCTCTGGCTTCTCTCTTTGTTTTATCTGTTAATCCATCTCCTGCAAACTCTAAAAGATCTAATCCTCTTTGTGCATTCTTTTGTATATAATCAGGAACATTCTCTACAGCTTTCTTTCTTGTTCTAGGCTTCTTTGGCTTTCCATACTTATCATCTCCTGCATTAGGATGTCCATCTGGAAGTAAATCTGTATCAAAAGGAGTTCTAGGAAATTTACCTGTTTTTAATGCCTTAAGAAAAGCATTTACTCTAGCCATAGCCCATTGATCTGCAGATCTTACATTACCTCTTACAGATTCAGGATTGTTTCTGTATGCTCCTACTCCTCTTTCAAATACTTTTCTTAACTTTCCTATTGTTACTCTAAATTTAGGGCTATCTGCATTATGATCCTCTACCTTTTTCTTAAGTGCTTTCTCTACTCTTGCAGATAATTGTTTCATTGATTTATCTATTGCACTAATAACTCTTAGCTTTGATACTTCTACTGTTACTGTTCTATCTGTTTCCTCATGCCCTCCATCCTCTAGGATTGCCCAAACTTTTATATTTGCAGTTTGCTCATCTTGATTGATACTTGTTATTACTCCATTAATTGTTGATGGTGGATCTGGATCTTTATCAATACTCCAAGAAACAGAATCTCCCACTTTTATATCACTTAACTTTGCTTTGAAATCTAAGCCATTATTACTGTTCTGTTGATACATTATCACATTGTTAGAATCCTCTACAGGCACTTCTACAATGCTTAAGTTTCTAATAAAATAATCTCCATTATCTAATGGAGGTAATTGTGTTGCTTGTCTTGCTTCATTTACAGTTACAAATCCAGAATTAAAACCCTGTGATATTCTCTGCATAGTTGCATCCTCATCTTGTGATAAGGCTCTTACATCAGAAATATCATACTTAAAGCAGTAGTCTGTATTATCCTCAAAGTCTTGTAGTAGTAATTGTTTAGTAAATTCATTAGCAAAGTGATTCCACATTGGTATAAGTTTCTGTTCTGTAAAGAACTCTCTAAGCTCTTTTGCATTAGAGTATGTTGCTCTCTCTAGTCCAGATCCAAGTCCTGCTAATATTGCAGGAACACCTAAAACTGCTGATATTCTCTCCTCATTAATGTATCTGAGTTTTCCTATTTCTAAATCTTTAGGGCTAAAAGAAAGAGTTTTGATATCTACTTCTCCACCAGATATAACTAATGGTCTCCCTCTATTCTCTCCTCCAAATCTCCTACCAAATACCTCAGCTATGTTTTCTGCTTCATCACTTGTCATTGATAAATCATTTTTTGGAGATATAACAACACTAGGAACACCTGTATTCTTTACTAATGCTGCTCCCATCTGTGAAGCTGCTGCATCTCCTAATACTTCTACCATTACTGATCTAAGTGGAGCTAATCCTCTCCTATGATTTCTAGGATCTATTCTCTCTCTAAGATGTATCATATCCTCAGGCAATATACTCATAGTGTTGCCTTTTTGCTTATATTCATACTTAGTGATTAGTTGTTCATTAGTGCCTTTTACTTCTACCATATCTGGAAGCAGAGGTACTAATTGAACTACAGCTCCTGCATCATTCCTTAGTTTTAGAATAAAAGCATCTCCATAAACAGCTACAGAAGTAACAATATAATTATTCATAAGTGAAGCTGTCATATTTGGATTAGGATTACTGATTAATTGTTC